GGAGAGGTAAATCGAGCCTTTTCTTCCGCCGGGGATACATCTATTGTCAAGCATCCTCTCCATGGAACATTCCCAGTCACTACGGCTCCTGCTATAACTTCAGACAATCAGGTTACGCAACCTGAAAAACTCTTAAAGAATGGATATGGATACCCCGACCTGCTGGTTACACAAACTGCTAAATATGGAAAGGAATTCAAACCCTTAGAACAACCTGAACTTATTGAAAATATGGTATCGGAACTCATAGCCCATTTTTCGTTGGGACTGGCAGGAGAGGATCTAGGAATATCGACTATGGACGAAATTATAAATGGAGATCCGACTAATGAAGCAAGTCATCCCTTAGATATGAGAACATCACCTGGGGTCCCTTGGACAGATACTCAGGGACTAAATGCGGCTAAGAAATTGAGTTTTATGAAAGAAAAACCGATTAACTCCAGAGGTGAGTCAACAGGATATGTTTTGGATGAAGATAAACCCGTGGTTAAGCGTTTACTGGAAGTGATGGATGAAACGGAAAAATTAGCTGCCAAAGGAGTGAGAACGGTCTCAGTTTTGAAGGATTGTTTGAAAGACGAGTGTAGACCTATCGAGAAAGTTGAATCACCCCGAGCCTTTAAGGCATTTCCTATCGATAAGTTATTTCTAATTCGAAAATATTTCTTAAAGTTTAAGACTCATTATACGACCCAACGAGAAAATTTCTTCCATGCAGTAGGAGTTAATGTTCAAAGCACTCAATGGGCCAAATTAAGAAATCACTTGGCAAGGGTTTCAGATTGTGGTCATGATGCAGATTTTTCTAGGTATGACGGTAATTTACGAGCAGACTTTCTAGACGCTTCTAATAGAATTATCATTGGTACAATTCGTGCAGTTCAAGCCGAGAACGGAACACCAGTAACGTTGGAGCAGGAAACGATTATGGAAATTTTATTAGAAGAGATTGTCCGAAGTATTAGCTTGTCTAAAACAACAGTTTATATGGATACTCATGGAAACCCCTCAGGATCCCCCATGACGACCGTCACGAATTGCATCGTCAACTTAATGTATCACTGGTATTGTTACTCTCGGATTACTGGGAACACCTCGCTAGCTCGATTTAGTTCAGATGTAGCATTTATCGCATTTGGCGATGATGTAGCCCAGACCTATAAACCCGGAGCATATAATTTTGAATCTGTTGCGCGTATTATGAACGACGAGTTAGGACATGTATATACAACCGCATCTAAGTCAACGGAAGGGACTCTTCTCCGAATTAATGAATTAACATTTTTGAAACGGAGATGGGTTCGTGATGGTGGCTCACCCAATATTATTCTAGCA